AGGGCAATGAGTGGAAGAGCAGTCTGCCAATTCTCACAGAAAGCAAAACGGAGAGGGTAGAAGTTCTCGTTTGTAGAACCACCGAAAAGATCACCCGCGACNGACTTGGAAGAAGTGGTAGCGGAGAGAGTAGGAGCAATTAGGGTAGAGTAAGTAGAATCCTGCTCATCAATAACNTGTCCACCCACGAGNACNTCGACCTTGTCAATAAGANCAGTCCAATCAGACTCCGCTTGTACAAGAGATCCATTGTTGCATACTAAGTACACATAGTTGAGAAGGTCACCCTTGCGCTCGAAGCGCACGGAAGACATACCATTGTTGGACACGTTACCCTGGATCACCTGACGTTCCACGGTTTGAGAAAAGTTAGTATAGCGCTTATAGGTAGACCTGAAAAAGCTGATTTCGGGTTGGCCTACTAGGTGCACATCCTGTGCACCCACGGCGACGAGTTGGGCAATACCACCAGACATTTTATATTATAGTGAGACTTTATTTTTTTAAGTGTGAGTCACTATGATATAAAAAGATGTATTGTAAAATATCACTACTTAGACCTTCATGATGTAATAAAGTGCATAGAATGGATTTGTTGTAGTCACTGCCGTGCCCGAGCCGGCATTTCCGACAGGGTGATTATGATTCGCGGACTGGTTTCCCATAGGGTGGGTATGCCAATGATTGACGTTTCCTAATGGGTGACTATGATTCGCGTTTTGATCGTTCGAGTTGCGATTTCCCCAATCAGTTCGAATGTTATTACCCGGCCATCCGTACGCGACATCTTGACGAGTACCAGGAAAGTTTTGGGCGTTGTGATTGTGAGAGTGACCATTCGAGATGTTTCCCACATTGTGACTATGATTCGCGTTAGGATTTCCCATTGGGTGACTATGATTCGCGGACTGGTTTCCCGTAGGGTGATCGTGTGACGCGAGATTAGCTTCAGTCAACGTGACCGTGTTTGCACCACCTGTCGTACTTACAGTTGTAGGAGAAGGGTCTGCATCCCCACCAGCACCTCTAATGAATCTATCTCTAAGGTCTGGTACATCAATAGTACCACCACCATCAGTTCTTGTTATACCAGTTGTACCATCACAAACACTCCATCCTGTGGGAACATTTCCAGAATTACCATACCATATAGCAATTAATCCAATTGGAGTATTACCTCCTGATACACCATTAATTTCTACAGAATCTGCTTTGATACCACCCTCTACACGTAATCTGTAACTTCCTGGGTCGTTTGTACCAATTCCTATATTCCCCCCAAATGTGTGAATGAGGGTTGTCATTGCTATTATTAATAATACATAATTTTTTTAAGCTAATAATTAAACGTAATTTCATCAGAACCACCTTCTGTAAACTTTACAACTTTACCATCTGCATGTGATGAGAGATATTCAACAAATATATCATAATACCCAGCACCCACGATAGCCTCATTAGCCTTAAAAGTTACCGTAGTTCCATTAGATGTTACCTCATTATCCCATGGAGCTCCACTATGTCCAACCACCGTCGTATTACCTAATGTTATAGTTCCAGGTGTACCACCTGTAATATGACCACCGCAACAATCTTGTGAAAAACTACTTACCGTAGCTGTACCTTCAACTAAAGTTGCGTATATCTTTGCCTGAAATACGTGCTGTGAGAAAACAACACTAAACGTCGCGTTACCTATTGTAGCATCATCTGGTAAAGTTCCTCTATGAGAGTATGTTTTCTTACAAGTACCAGACCTATTTGTAATAAGACCACCATGTGTGTATATGTTTGATGCATGTAAGTTTGTTTGTGTACTTATACCACCTACAACTGTAAGAGTACCTGTAGTAACATCAGTCGCATTATCTGCTGCAGATAATATTGTCACACCAGTCACATTTACATCACCGACTACATCTAAACTTGCTGCTGGTGCACCACTACCAATACCAACCCGGTTTGTAGAGGCATTGACTACCAATGTATTGGTATCAACGATAAGACCACCAGTACCAATTGTAGCTGTATCAACTGTACTTTCAGTGGCATTTAAATTGGCACCTGGAAAATTTAAAGTATGGGTTGCCATAATTAATATAAGGGTAGAGAATAATTATTTATGCTATCGCCTTTAGCATAATCATTGGTTGAGAAAACTGGTCAGTGCCACCACCATCCCAATATTCTGTTTTATGCATTATAAAATCATGAGCACTGTTATGTCTTCTCGTAGTCAATCGTATGTCAATGTCTGGACGCTCCTGTGTCATAATACCTAACGTGTGATCAGCAGAAGCTGCACCCACTTCAAATACCCATCTATGTATATACTTATTATCTCTGTGAGTACCACTATTAGCCTGTCTCGCCTTTGTAACTTCTATCCAACTACTACTGGGGGCGATTCTGAAGTATGTCTTTATATTTGAAATTGTGTGAGTATCTTTTCTTGACATTTGAAATGTAAATTCATACACAATGTGTTTAGTTCCAATAGGTGGTATATAATCGTTCACATACGATCCCGATATAGTGACATGGCTATCAGTTGAGCTTTGATGTGATGTTACATTTTGTATTGTAGCCCTACCACGTAATGAAGTTGACCGACATACCGCGTGAAGTTCTTCAATAATTTCACCTGGTCTGTATTCAGTTTTATATAAGTTTCCAGTGATATTTAGATTACCTGTAACAGTGACGTTACTCTCTGATGTATCCACAAATAGAATTGGGTCACTCATATAATGTTTACAGGTATTTTTTTTACATTGGGTAAGGTGGAGTAGGCCAATTAGGATTTTCTGGATCTTCTGTATTGGTCGGAAGATTCCTAAGGGCTTGGCGGTAATCCAACCACGCCTGTCTCATTTCTTGAGATGCATGTGGAAAATCTGGAAGTGAATAAACATCGGTTTTTTTGAGCAAAGTATCTCTTTGTTCACGTATAAGTTTCATTGGTTCTTCATCTTGGATCTCTTGCCATTTTTGCTCTAATTCTTCCAGTGAAGGTTTTGAAATTACATTTGTATCATCCCACGATAACCGATTGTAATCATCATCAATAAGATTCCATTGAGCACCATCGTATTTTTCAACGAGAACTCTTACTATATCCATTTATGTAAATATATATAATTTTCTTTTAACCGCCAATTTCCTGAACAATAAATTTAGTATAACCTGCATGGGGATGTGGTATTCCAAGTTTGGTGTTATTACTATCATTTTTAAAGTCTAAATGATGAGACCGATTTATATATAAAGTCCCGTTATTGTAAACTCTATACGTGTGTTTAAATCTTACCTGAAAATCTTCATTTACGACGAGAGGTATTAAAACAGTATTTGTATATGAGATAATCTCTTGAACATGAACCATATGATAACCGGATGTCATTATTGACACCCAGGTACTCGCTGACAATGTTCCTACCTGTTTATTAACCATCATGTATATGGTATGATATGAACCACCCCATCCAGTGCCGTCGTTTCTATACGGTATATGCACATCAAGTTTAACTTTACTTTTAGGTTTCATAGACGTCCAAGGTGTAGTATAACCAGTTTGTTCACTACCCGATGTTGTACTTCTATTGCTTGTATCAATATATTGAGTTGTATTTATAACTATACCTTTTGCGTATATATTTTCAGTAACATGGAGGTTGCCTGTCAATGTGACATTACTCTCCGATGTGTCCACAAAGAGTAGAGGGTCACTCATCTACTGTTTAAGGAGGTTTTTATATGTTATCTGATAATAATTAATCTTTTTTGTGAGCCAACTCCTTTATAGCTTCTATGAGGAGTCCTATAATGTTACCGTAGGCAACACTTTTCATCCCGTCTTTATCAGTATACACGACTTCGGGTAATACCTTTTCAACCTCTTGGGCGATGACACCTGCATGTCTACGGTCATCACCGTCTATTTGATCAAATGTGATACCCGTCAATTGTAAAACTTTATCGAGTGCATTGGATATTGGTTCTATGTTCGTCTTCTTCCTTTCGTCACTAACCGCAACGAGATCACCACTTGCATAAATATCACCCACTACATCGAGGGTGTAAGCTGGGTTTGTTTTCCCAATCCCCACTCTTGATGTTGAAATATCTACATATAGATTCGCCGTTCCAACTTGAAAGTCACCAGCTGTATCAACATCATCGTCCGCTTCCTCAACAACTATTTCCTCGTCAAAAACGGTTTGGAGTTCTGATGAACTTGGTTTACTAACACCAGCTGGTACAACAATACTATTGTAGGTATCACTAAAGTTAGTGTGAACTCTAAACTTAAAAAATGAAGGTAAAGACGCAAACTTTCTTCTGAAA